CATAAATCGCAATCTTGATCTATACAGTTCAGAAAACTTTTGTTTGGTAGGAGCAAACAGATCATGATGGGTATCAATCACATACAATGGATCACAGTCCACCATGTGTTCGATCCAGGATTCTCGACCTGGACGTATGATCATGCCAGCATGCGTCCAATGGCTGTGTGCTTGTACTCGACTCTGTATATACTGTGTGATCTGATCAGAGGTGCCGAATCTACGATCCAATATGTGTTCCACAGAATCATAAGCAGACCCCTCTTCGTACAAGCGATAGCTAGCAGCCAAGTATGCAGGTTCAAGTGCGGTGATCTGATCCATGACCTTGCTGATCAATACATCATACTGATCAATGAATTCCATCAGTGACTGATGAGCATTATTCCTGTTATGCTGCAGTTCTGACAATACACTGGGAAATTGATTGTAATGAGACGATACCACATGGATTACAGGATCTAGAACATCGCGGACTATGTGAGGATCTATCTTGCCTCGCATTTCCTCCAATAATTCTCTATAAGCGACTAAATCACTGAGTTTCATATCAGAACTCAAACAAAGATTGGAAAGTGTTTTCGGTGTTTGTGGCCGATGATAAGTCCCATGACAGCACTGCCAGAAGATTGTCTATCTTCTGATCCACTACAGTGGCTTCCATTTCAGCATCGTCAAACGGCAATTCACGGAACCACTGCGGCAGATGCAGTTCATCTGTGGGATATCCTATGCTTGTCCAACCTAGTGCATTGGACTTCAGTTTGCACACGATGGTCTTCATGCCATCCACGATCTGCATTGAATAATTGTCTCCATTCATTCGTCGCATGGTGTTCCAGTTCATAGCCGCCCGCACGTGACCGGGCATGTTGGCACGGCCTTCACGTTCTTCCTTCTTGGCATACTGGGTGAGATTGTTCACACGCTTGGGCGATCCTTTTTCCCAGCCTGGCCTCTCGGAGAACGCATATTTGAACTCGCGTATCTTTTCAATCACTGTGTCGCGATCACCGCCCTGCAACACATCGCTGAGTAGTTCGCTTAGGAAGTCCTGGATCACTCTAGGGGTGTCACTTCGTTTGAGATCTAGACCCATGGCTTTGACCTTGCCTGGCTTGCCATTGATATCATATCGCTTGCCTTCTTTGTCGTAGTACATCACGGCATAGCGTTTCTTTGTGATGAATAGGCCTCGGCTTGCCACCAGTTCTCGGCCACCGCGGATCACAGATCCCATGTCTCGGGGACAGTGGAAAGCCTGCTCCATAAAAGCAGGAAATGATTCGTTAACTTGATCAGCGATGCTATCGTAAAGAGCCACAGCAGTTTCTTTTGACCAAGTCATGCGGCCGGCATCCACATCATCACGTACAGCAGACCAGGCCGAAAAATAACATGAATCTGTGTCACCATAGATGATGGCTGCACCGGTGTGATCATATTCGCCTGTAATGCATTCGTTCACATAAGCATCCATATGCCGTGCGATAGCTCGACCCGTGAGAGTGGTTGATTGTCCAATGCGTTTGTCAAAGAATCTGCAACCGGGATTCAGGATGGCACCATACAAAGAGTTCAAGTTAATCTTCTTGACCAACTGGCGTTTATCCCAGTACTCTTCGTCTTCTTTAGTTTTGCATTCTTTCAATTTGGCCTGCATCTCTTTGCGTTCAGCGTACCAGCGTTTGAGCAAACCCGGGATCACTGCTTCTGTTTCATAAGTGATGATGGTGCCATTGGCACTAAGCATCCAAGGCTGATTTGAGTCGAAGATCATTTTCCATACTTCTGCTGCCGAGTGTACTGTTTCCGCACCATCTTGCCAGTCTACAGTGATCTCTGTACCGCGTTGCTGCTCCATCACTGCTGTGTATTCCAGAGTGCCAAATAGGCCTTCCCAGGCCGCGGCGAAACTGGCACCTCCATGCTGCTTATCAGAGATGTAGCGATCAGTCATGGTGGATCTCAGTTGTCCCACAATGGTCTCCTGACCCATGTTGAGAGCACGGATGCATGACGGATATAGACTGTTGATGTCTATTGACCCCACCCAGTCATGCATGCCTTTCTTGGGATAGGCTACGTAAGCACCTGCGGCCTGTGTTTCCTCGTCAGTGAGACGTTCTCGGCGGCATGGCACTACCATACCACGCTCGTGTGCTTCGTTGATGATGGCCTGCTCGGTAACAGCCACAGCTCCCATGGTGGTGGGCAACAGCACTGTGTTCTCATGTGCCAGAGTATTGGCTAGATCCAGAAATCTCAGTTTGCGATCGATCTGGGCCAGACCGTTCACGTCCTGGCGGTTGTATTCAATGAATGTCTTGAAATTCTGATTGTACAGTTGATCTAAGGTGCCTTCGAACTTGGTCTTGCCTCCCAGTTCCTCGTACTCCAGGATGGCATCCAGGCTGTAACTGTGCCGCTCTTCGTAGGTGTATTTCCTGTAGAGTTGCATGTAGTCCAGATGCACACGCCCTACTAGATCGAAAGTGAGATTCTCTGCACCGAATCTTTCAAAGGTTCTTTGCTTGGGCAATTGATCCCACAAACAGAACTTGCGTGTATCATCCTTGCTGAGTATGCGAGTCACACGCATCACAGTGTAAGGTATGTCATAGCCCTCGGAGTTCCATCCACTGAGCACGTCAGCATCTTGAATTATGTTAAGAAAAGTGCTCAAGAGTTCTGCTTCTTGTTCAAACACAAAAGTGTTAGGAAATTCCGCGGCGATCTCTTCCGCAGTGGCCATGCTCATGTGCCGCGGTGGTTTTACCAGGGTGACCAGTTGATCCAACCAGTCCATGTACACAGATATAGCAGTAATAGCATTGAATGGATCTTCGGGTCGGCTGAACCCACGTTCAGGATCGAAATCCACTTCGATGTCAAAGAACGCTGTGTTCAGTCTTGGTGCTTCTTGACCTTTGTAGTTTTCTTCAAGACAACGGAATATGGGATTGATATCGCTTTCATAGAGATTTTTGCCTTTGTTGATGGCCATCTCTCGTCGGAATTCTTTTGAGTTGCGTGTGGAGAAACGTGCCACTGGCGTGCCATAGATCGATCGGAACTTGCCACGAACATCGTCGTAGTAGAAAACATAGTTGGCAGGATGTTCCTCGTAGTAGCGAGCACCATCGCGACGACCCACAATATGGATACGATCGTGATCGCGATCGAATAGAGCGTCGATATAACTCATTTATCTCCGTTTGAAAATATTAAAAACTTAAAAAAGATTGTTGTTTACCGACACGACTTAGATCATTGGTGATGCAGTGTATACCACAATCCCAAAAATACTTGTGTCTAAAAGGAACAACATGTACTTCAATGCCATGACGAGCACAGGCAGATTCAACTTGATCATTGTGAGCCGACACTACAATATTTTTTGGATCCACGATGAGAATATTGACATCAAATACAGTTTCGCTTACTTGCCCAACCCATTCGTCGAAATAATGATCGACCATTTGTACAAGATTGTTGTCTTGTTCAAAACCCGGCATAAACCATCGACCCTTATTGCGTTTCATTGAAAATTCAAATTCACGCATGTGTGCATAATTGCTGGGTGGCAGATATACTACTTCCCAATTGGGAAAAGTATCTGCATATGTAGGCACATCATTTAAACTTATAATTAGTCCTGGAGACACTGGACAGTATACAGCATCACCGTGCCCACCTGCGTTGACCACATGATTGCGGGTATCTGGAAATAACTGATTGACTTGATTTAATATGACTTGCTTGTCATCATGGTATGTTTGTGTTGCAAAATATAAATCATGCCCGATACGACTTACAAAACATCCATTGACAAAATCTAATTCTGTATAAACAATATCATTGCCCTGAAATTCAATGTCTGCGTAAACGTGAGTATAAAAATTTAATTTGGCATTCAAATGCTGTTGATCTGTGTAATTGAATTGTTTAAATTTAAGTTTTATTTCTTCAGCATATTCAGGCCATGCTTCATAAAAATCATTGGGTCTTACATAGTCTGGCCACCAAGACAGTTTGTTCTGTCTATAAAAAACACTCCAAGCATGACTTCCATTGGGCACCTTGGGAATCCAAAATTTATCTTGGATCATCAAGAAATAATCTCTTGGAGCAGTGGGAGGTTGGACCCATTTGTTGTTGATATACAGACTTGTTAAATCTTCTGGAAATTCTGGACGCATAACACGTACCTGGAATTTTTTTTCCAGTAAAGAAATTAAATTTTGATAGTCGTCCTCGGTCTCTTCTGCTAATTTTTCAAACCGTTGTCGAGTAACTGGATTCTCAATCCAAGAATAAAATTCAGGAGGATATGTGCGTCCAACCAAGGCAACTTGCAATGGATCCCAGTGTTGGTACACACTATACATTAAAGTGTTTTGCCGACGGTGGTCAAAATAGTTTCCAGCAGTTCATGATCCTGCTGTTCTTTTCCAAATTCTGCCTTGTGTGCGATGCGGATGGCTTTTTTAAGGATGTTGGGTTTGATCTCAAGTTCTTCGGCCACAGCTTTGATGGTGTCCGAAAGTCCACCGTTTAGCGTTTCGATTTCATGCATGACTTGCATGCCTTCGTTGATGATCTGGGTAAGTTTGAGTTTTTGTTCTGCTGAAAAGTTTTTGTCCATTTGTTTCTCCTTTCGTAAAATTTTACTTGAAAATTTTCATATTGTCAACGGCCAAACCGGCTTAATATGGTATTGCTTATGAGATCATTGTGTATTTGGCATCGTTGTCTGAACTCCCCGGACCAAACCATATCTTTGTTATAAACCGTACTGACTGCTGTTATTTCAAACAATTCCTGTGCTGTGTATTTAGACATTTGTCGAATGAAATCCACAATAGATCTCATCCTTGTGAGATTGCCGGGATCATTGTCCCAGGATAGATCAAATCCGTATTCAAATTTCAAACCTAGTTTTCCTAAACTACCATAAGTGTTGTACTGGCCTACTGGTACAAAAGCCGTGCCGCCAACTAGACATTTCAATGTTTTTTCAGTGAGGAACGGTCCGGGAACGATATGATCATCCATAAGGCTGTAATGAAAACTTTCATTGGTGAAATTAATTGCAGATTCTCTATAAGCCCTACTCCAAGGATCGGCTGTAAAAGATTGATGATTTTGTGTGATATTATCAAACGAATCAATCTTATACTTCTGTCCCCAATATTTTTTCCAAAACATATCTGCTAAATTGTCTAGTTCTTTTTGCCCTGTGTGTTCCCTATGATGTACATTTTTTTCTTCCAGCCAGTCATCTAATTTCAGAAGACAATGGTCGTCTCCGAGATATTCAACTAATGCTGTAAAAATCCATAACTTACTTTGTGTTATTCGATTGCAAAATGCACTGGCTTTATAATTGATATTTTTTGATACTTGTGTTGGGAACCAACGTTTTATTGTATCGATCTGATGATGCCAATGATAGTATTGATATTGATGTACATTGTCTGGCCAAGGAAAATCTTCATGCTCAGAATCCGACAACACGATTACAGGAACGCCCACTCGACCACTTTGTATCAACAGCCAATCTATGTCCAATGGTTCCAGATGAAATGATATCACGTAGAGTTCGTGCCCCAATGGCAGATCACTGCGTGCATCAAAGCTTGGCCATCTCTGCCATAAAGCAAAAAAAACATCACCGCCGAGATCACGTAGACATTCCACATAGGTAAAATCAATTTGTTCTCGAGTACCGCATTGCGGCATTGGAACCAACATGGTGGAATTATTTTGCATGGCATTATGTATGCTCACTTCCGGCCCAAGGGTAGCGAATCCAGAGCCCGAGGCAGCAGCCGCCCACTCACCGTAGGGTCAACGGTCCTAAGGCGAATCCTTCAATCTATGATATATTTCTACTCGATCCAGCATGTCTTGTAATATAGGATCGGATTCTGCTGATTCAAAAATGTCTCTCCAGAGTTGATTACGTAACATTTTTTTCCGTGAAGGCCCTTCCCGGATCATTTCTCTGTCGAGGCTTCCGACCATACGGCGATAAACAGTGTCTCCACCGTCGGGGCTTTCGTATATATAGGTTTTGATGATATCACTATTCATTAAGAAACTTTTTTTCATCGGGTTAAATCTTTTCGGAAAATCATAGAATAAGATCGTTCTTGCCATGCAATATTGAATTTTGGATTGTTGTTACACATATCACAATACGTCGTGGGTTTTCCGTAAGTCTGATTAAATTCATTCCACGCATCCGGATCGATATTATTCAAATCAATAGCCGGATAATCTAGATATTTTTTCCAATCACTGTCTTGGTCTTGTCCGATAGCAGATAAATGCCCTGGCAAGGTTGCTAAAGTAGGACATTTGTATAATTTATCATCGATGATACATGAACACACAGATCCAGGACATCCATGTTTCAATGACCCGGCAGGATCGTTGGTTTTCCATGGTTTAATTTTTCCCTCCGGTGTTCTATAGTAGTAAGGTTTCCAAGTATCGGAACCGTAAAAATATATGTTTGCATTAATGTTGCCACTGATATGATAATGATCATCGTGTATTTTTATGATATTTGGATGTGATATAAAATCATCAATGCTCTTTTGCCAAATTTTTTCTATCTTGGTCCCTTTGCTTCCTTCGAGGTGTTTGCTTATAGTAATAGAAAAGTTATTGATTTTTTCAGACAACAAGAAAACTTTTTCTAAATTTTTTCCTAATAACTGTCCATTCGAAGTAATATTAATGCGTGTATTTGGAAAATGTGAATTTAACTCTAATGCCAGTGGAAGTATTCGTTCGTCCCAATATAAAAATGGTTCGCCACCGATGAGTGTTATCATCGAAGTAATTTCGAATAATTCTGAAGATCGTTTAATTGATTGTTTAAGTTTATTTAAGTCTGGGTCCCATAAAGACTGATCAACTGAATCACTCCCAGAAAAACATCCATCGCAACTGTAGTTACATCGATATCCATAAAAAAAGTTAAGATTGACCTGTTTGATTTTCATTGAGTATTATTTGATTCCGATAACCATAATAATTTTATACTTTTTGTTCTATGAGATCTCGAACCTTAATACGGGTGAATAGGGATTGCAAGGCCGATCAGTGCCATCGTCTTCGGGCCATACTGGATAGTCCATGCAGTTACTTACCAGCAGCAGCGATGGCAGCACCATTATTGAAACTGGTGCTCCAGGAGTTGGGGTTGCGTTGTTTCCGTTGATACCATTCATATCCGGCTTGATGTCCTGAGCAATCCACGGTACACGGACTGCCTTTGAATGTCAACTCTGCGAGATTTTCTTCATCCACTTTGGTGGCCACACGCACAGGCTTGCGACCGCCGCCGCCCACGTCCTTGCCGGGCTTGCCGGATTGGCTCTGGGCAGCACGTTTGCGTCGCACTGCTGATGATTTTTCTTTGTCAGTCATTGCAGCAGCCTTGGCAGCAGGCACGCATTTGGCATAGCCTTTTTTCTCTCCCGAGGTACCACACTCAGGATGTCCGCCACCCTTTTTCTTTCGACCAATATTGACCCAGCGTTGTTTAAACCACTTGCGTAGGCCACCTTGATAGGCACCTTCGTCGATGAATTCTGATGCTCTCATCGCGTGACCGGACCTCCCTCAACCCACGCATCACAGGTACGCTTGGCAGCACATTTGAATTTTAAGAACTTGCAGTAGCCTAGGTCGCCTGCGTCTATAGTATCGTGTGGATCGCTGCCGGGTTCTGAACCAATTCCCTTGGCTATGCAATCCAGCATGTCTTCTGAGATGTCAAAGGCCGCACAGTTGCCGCAGCGATTCTGTTTCACTGACTCGATGTCCGAAGTGTTCCATTCATCGGCCAGTTCCTGCCAGTATTCATCATTGGGCTCGTTGGGATTCAAAGGCCCATAATGGTAGTCGTCTATAGCCTTCTGACGATTCTTTAAATTGAGATCGATGCTCTGCGTGGCTGGGGGACAACCTTTTTCTATGGCTTCCAGTAAATTGATGTAGTTTCTCATTGCAGTGGAATCCGGAATGACATGGGAACTGCAATGCGTCGTTGCGGTGTGGCCATGCGTCCCACGGGACTTGAATGTTGCCGCACCGGTGGTGGTGTTTGCTTGGGTTTTTTAACTGTTTTCATTGCGTGCCTCTGATTGTATCACTCATCATCTTGCGTGCCTGGGTCCATGTGGCTGCAGTGAACGCAAATTCTTTGTATACCCGTACACCATTCTCTACCACCCAGCGATAAAATTTATAGGTTTTCATTTTTTAGCTCCTTTGCCCATACGCCACCCACCTCCGTGGCTCTTGTACCATTTGGCCGCCCAGGCATTGGCATAGGCCGATGGATATACATCAAATTTTGCTCGGGCCGCGGCCTTAGCACGACCCCATAGAGGTTTGTTTGTGGGTACTGGTTTCTTCTTTTCAGTGATGCCCTGTTTCAGCAAAGCATCGGCTATCTTTTTATAGTTAGGGTCTGTGGGTTTGATGACTTGATCACCCATGGTTATGGGTTTGCCTAACCAAGCAGGACGATCAGATCTGGCAAAGGTCTGCGTGGCCGATTGTTGTTTTGTTGCGGTTGGCGATTTTGCTCTGTGTATTAAGCCTGTCTTGGTTGGCTGCACTTGACCTCCGGTGCTGGTCTTTGTGCCTTGAGGTGCTGCCAACTGTGATACCATGC